GCGGGCAGCCGCGGCTTTCCCCGACGCGCGATCGTCTGGAAGGGTTTAAGCAAGGACTGCAAGAGGCCAATGTGGCGCTGCGCCCGGAGTGGATCATTCACGGCAACTATCACCCGAGCTCCGGCTACGAGATGTTCGCCGAGCTGTGCGCCCGCCTGGGACGCCCGCCAAAAGCCTTGTTCACTGCCGCCTGTGGTCTGCTGGAAGGGGTATTGCGCTATATGGGTCAGCATAACCTGATGCAAAGTGATATCCGGTTAGTCAGCTTTGACGACCACTACCTCTACGACTCGCTCACCATTCCGGTTGATACCATTCGCCAGGATAACCGCCAGCTGGCATGGCACTGCTTTGATCTGATTGGCAAACTGATCGACGGCGAAACGCCACAACCGTTACAGCGAAAACTGGATGCCACCCTGCAGCGGCGCTATAAAGCGAAATCATAGGCCTGGCTGCTGAAGGGAAACGTTAATAACTTTAATTAATTTAAGTTTTGGATCGGCCGATAACGATAGGGAATGTTTATTCTTGAGGTATCGGTCCATGTCGTTAAAAAAATCATCCCTGATTGTCCTTTTTGCTCTGCTTTTCTTCTTTGTCGTCAGCACCATTACCAGCGTTGGCCTCATCATTAAAAGTAATAATTCCCTGGATAATGTGAACAAAGAAATCCAGGTTGTGCTGTCGATCATTGACCCCATCAACCACAGCCGTACCTTGCGTGTCAGGGTGATGGAGTACGTGAAGATGGTGGAAGCGGGGAACTCGGCTGACGAGTCAGCGAAACTTTCCGCGGTTAAAGAGGCCCTCACAAAAGCGGATCATGCCTTTGCGGCGTTTATGGCGTCTCCGCGCCTGTCGGATGAAGCGCCGCTGGTGAGCGCGTATCAGGATGCCTGGCAAAACTACCGTAACCAGGGGCTGGCACCGTTGATTGACGCCGCCGCTGCGCACGATGTCGCGAAGTTTAATGCGCTTATCCCGGAGGTGTCCCGCCTCGACCGTCAGTATGAAATCGTTCTCGACCAGGTACTTGCCGTTCACCAGAAATATGCCAAAACCCTGAACGAGGATGCGAGCAGTAATTTCATCTCCGGTCTGGCGATCATTGCGGCGATTGCTTTCCTGTTTGTAATCGTGATTGTTGCCGTCAGCCTGCTGATGAAGCGCTTTGTTTTCGCGCCGGTCAACCTGGCACGCGAGCACTGCAGCCAGATCGCCGCCGGTAAACTGGACATTCCAGTGCCGGTAAAAGGCACCTCCGGCAATGAAATCGATCACCTGATGGGCTCAATGGAGCAGATGCGCCAGGCGCTTCTGTCGACTATCGCTCAGGTGCGTGACGCGAGCCATACCGTCACCCACGCCGCGCAGGAAATTGCTTCCGGGAATATCGATCTGGCTTCACGCACCGAGCAGCAGGCCTCCGCGTTAACCCAGACGGCGGCCAGCATGGAAGAGCTGAGCGCGACCGTGGCGAATAACACCGATAACGTTCACCAGGCAGGAAAACTGGTGCAGGACGCGGTGAACAATGCGCACACCGGTGAGGCCGTGACCCGCGAAGTGATCGAAACGATGAATACCATCGCGGCGAACTCTAAGCGCATCGAGGACATCACCAGCGTCATCAACAGCATTGCTTTCCAGACCAACATTCTGGCGCTCAACGCCGCGGTTGAAGCAGCACGCGCCGGCACACAAGGACGCGGCTTCGCCGTGGTGGCCAGTGAAGTGCGCACCCTTGCGCAGAAAAGCGCGGTTGCCGCGAAAGACATTGAAAGCCTGATTGCCCAGTCGGTTTCCAGCGTCAAAAACGGTGCTGAACTGGTGAACCGCTCAGGCGAGGTCATTGATTCTATTATCAGCTCCGTGAATAAAGTGAATACGTTGATGGAGCAGATCTCCGTGGCCTCTGAAGAGCAGAGCCGTGGGATCAGCCAGGTCGGACAGGCGGTAACAGAGATGGATGGCGTGACCCAGCAGAACGCCGCGCTGGTTCAGCAATCCGCCGCAGCCGCCGCTTCCCTGGAAGAGCAGGCGCAGCAGCTCTCAAGGAGTATTTCGAGCTTTAGTTTGCCGGCGCAGGCTTGATTGATAATGAGAGGCTCCTGAGGGAGCCTTTTTAATGTCTGGCGTAGTTGGAAAGCCGCGCCAGACAAGGCTTCACGTTTTACTACTAGCAGTCAAAAGCCATAAAAAGCGGCTAGGGTGTGGACACATTGTGGACACTCTGACCACCATTAGCACCCTTCAACGGATTAAGCGAAATCGCGTCCTGCAGGTACTGAGGAGCGAAGTGCGCATAGACCATTGTCTGCGCAATTTTCGTATGACCTAAGATCCTCTGCAGTGTGATGATGTTGCCCCCGTTAATCATAAAGTGCGTGGCGAAAGAGTGTCGCAGCGCATGTGTCGCTTGCCCGGCCGGTAAATCTGGTTTAACCGCTTTGAGGATTCGCCTGAATTCAGCATAACTGGCCTCAGCAAACAGAAAGCCCCTTGTTTTACCGACTATGTAAGCCGCAACGTCGTCAGAGATCGGAACCGTTCGCGGTGTGTTGGTTTTCGTCTTAACGAAAGACACCCGGTTATGAATCACGTTCTCCGCTTTCAGCCATGCAGCCTCTCCCCATCTTGCCCCGGTACTCAGACACAAGACGGCAATTTTACGATTGTCTCCTGATAGCGCTGCCAGTAAGGCGTCAATTTCCTCAAGAGTGAGATAGCCCGTTTCGGCAGTTTGCTCTTTAAGTTTTTTGAACCCTCTAAACGGATGCTCGCCGTTATACATTTCCGATTCAATCAGGGTAGTAAACATCCCACCTAATGTGATCAGGTCGCGGTTGATGGTAGTTGGCTTAATACCTTCACCCCGGCGTTGAGCACAATATTGCGTTATCAGGCTCTTGGTGATCTGGAAAGCGCATGGGTTACCGGTCATCGTTTCGAAACGCTCAATTTTCCTGAGGTACGATTGACCATGTTCCTCGTGTTTACCTTTCAGCTTCCACCATAACTCTTTCAGTTCTGACAGTTGGCGTTTGTCCGTGGGTTTTGAAAGCCATTCCTTTGAGTGATGGTTATATTGAGTATGTTTTTCAAAAGCCATCGCCTCGCTTTTCTTGTCGAACTTCCGACGGATGCGTTTTCCGTTACGCCCTGTCGGTCTAATGTCCACTTCATATCGACCATCATCGAGCTTTTTAACAGACATAAAGCCTCCCGATGATGTTACTGCGTACTTCAATTTCCTGATTTAGATAGCAAAAACTCACTGTGCATTTACTGCACAAATAAGCGCCGTGAATAGTTAGCCAGTTTTCTGGTCTGAGTGGGATGACGTTGTTGTCTGCTGCCCAAAGTGCGCGAGAGCCGGTGCAATCTGCCCAGCTTCGGGTGTTATTTGATCAGTCATAAACCACATGGTGTATTTCGTGAAGCGCGGGTGCTGGAGGATTTTCATGATTTGTTCGATTCCCGGCTTTTTGTCGCCGGCTTCATAACTACAAAAAGAACCGTAAACGATTCCAGTTAACTCGCTGAATTGTCTCCTATTTAACCTTTCTGACTCTCTTATCAGCTTGATTTTTTCATGGATCTGTATTGACATAAAATCACCTATAGTTGAACATTATCACCTATCGTAGATTTATATAACCGATCGGTGAATCACCTTTTAGAGCAACTAAACCCTATTTAGAGCAATTAATCACACTAAAGGAGAATCGTAGCAGATGAGTAACCAGCTTGTAAGCAGAACAGATGCGGTTCCATATCAGGAATTTGCCCGTCTTATTGGAAAAACTCCCGCAGCGGTTAAAGGGATGATTGAGAAGGGCAAGTTGCCTGTTGTTGAGATGACCGATCCGCAGTCGACGAGTGGGCGCGCAGGGGAATATTGGGTTTATCTGCCAGCGTGGAACAAGGGCATGAAGATGGCCTATGACAGCCGCCCGAAGGAAATTCGTGATGGTTGGTTGATGTGGCTCGGGTTAGGCGAATAAAGATACGAGGAATCATGATGAAACATCAAATACGTGAGGTGGAGCTGGTATGTAAACCGCTTTATCAGAATGGCGCACACATGGGGAATTTTTACTACCACATAGATATTTGGGGAATGAACAGCCTCAAAAATGAGGCTGAAGTAGAACGTCGCTTAGAAGATTTTATTTCCCAGCTGCAAGCTGATTGGAAAGAGTCTTGAAGTTAGCGCTGAGTACGTTCAGATCGGCGATTGCTTTAATCGCGGTATCAGACATCGGATTAATGTTTTCTGAGATTGAATTCATCATCGCCAGAAAGTTATCTCTGCTTTCTCCCTCAAGGGATGCACCAAGAGCGCAAGCCATAACTTCGAGTGCGAAAAGGCGATCTTCAGCTGAATGCTTAGTACGTGAATCTTTCGCCTGATTGAGGAAAGTTTCGATTTTTTGCTTTTCCATATCTTCTCCTTGTTGATAGGTGCTTGTTTTGGCGAACTAATCCTACCACAAGACCGCAGGAACGTTATGGATAAGTTGTTGAGTAGGTAGTAGGAGGATTAATGCAGGAACCTAGATGTATTGCTCAGTTGCTACGAAAAGAAAGCCCTAACCAAATAAACTTCACCATCACACACGGTCGCGGACGCAAGGGCATCATCATCAGAACCCGTAAGACGGGGGTTATCGAGAAGCTTCGCCGCCTGGTCAAAAAGAGAGGACTGTGGGTATGACAGTAATGACACTTGATGTGATCCAGAAACAACCAACAGCGCTCCGCGGTCTGGTCTGCAAGTATCTGGCTCAGCCTCGCTGGCAGGATACTTGTGATTTTTACAATCAGATGATGGAGCGGGAGCGTCTTACGGTTTGTTTCCACGCTCAATTAAAACAGCGTCACTCTGTCATGCGCTTAGAGGAAATGACCGAAGCCGATCGTGAGCGTCTTGTTTGCGCGCTTGATGAATTGAGGAATGCATTCGCCCGGCACCGCCAACTTGGCGTGTCGAAAGCAACTTTCATCAGCCGCCTGACCGTTAGCCAAAGGCGATCACTGTTTCTTCATGCTGGACTGACAGAACAGGAATTTATGATGCCGCACTGGCGTTTGAATGAAGAGGACTGTTATTGGCGCGACAAACTTTTCCGCGCGCTGCGAGAGCTGTTTAGCCTTTTTGAGTACGCACCAACCATTTTAACCTCGGTAAAACCTGAGCAGTATTTACATTAATTAATCTGGATTCGTTCTATTACGCGCCTTACAGCGTGGGGACTCCTTTTGTCCGGAGATAGGCAAATGCAAAAACAAAATACAGCTACAGGTGGCATGTTTTCCGCTCTTCTGGAGCAGGCAGTAAACGAAGCACAGCGCGACCTAGCGACACGATTCTCATCTCGATTTGACGGGCTTATCGCGCATATCTGCAAGTCTGAGCTCAATCGTACCGAGATTATCGAGTTATTAGGTCAAGAGTCGGCAAATTTGCACAACTCAATTTTCGATTGAGCAGGCTAACCACAGTTAAAAGGAAGCCAGAATGAGCATACGCATCGAGATTAATAACCAATACGTCATCACCAGTGACCGCTATCAATTCATTTTGCAGGAAAAAAAGACCGCTATATCCGGGAAGAATGAAGGTAAGGAATGGCTGGACGTTGTGGGTTACTACCCAACTATCCCTAAGCTTATCTCAGGTCTGGTATTGCATGATCTTTTGACCAGCGATCTTATTGGCTTCTCAGCTTTGGAAGCTCGAATTGAACGTCTGGGGAAGCAATGTCTGGACGCCTTTGAATAGTATGTCCATCGAATCTCGGGGGCGTATTGCCCCCTCGCCACCACCACCATTTTTGAAGGGCACCAGTGATTCATTCGTTGGTGCTTATCCATGGAATAACGTCAACAAAGAGGCCATCGGCCACGACAGACCCCTTACACGTGCCGAACTCCGTCAGGTGCAAGGTGTTTTAAACCGTATTGACCGTTTGCCGTTTTTCCTGAAAACGCTGTTTACATCGCGTTATAACTTCATCCGCCGTAAAAAGAGCCCTTTGGGTGGGCTGTATTTCCTTAAAAACACGTTTGAGCGCAAGCTGCTGCCGCGTCTTGAGCGTGTTAATGGGCTGTGCGGGATGAATGAATCCGCCTCGATTGGGTTTCTGTTCGAGCGCGACCAGTATGCGCGCTTACCAGATATGAATGACAAAGAGCTCAGGAAGTTTGCGGCTAGAATCGCCTCTCAGCTCTGGAGCAAATACGAGGAGTTAAGCGACGCATGGGCGGAGGCTCACGGCGGGAAAGAGACACTTTTCACCGATGAAGCTCAGTCGCACCTATACGGGCAAGTGGCCGGTATTGCTCGCGCATTTAACATCACCCCTATGTACTGGAAAAAATACCGTAAGGGTCAGATGACGATCCGCATGGCATTTTCCGCTATTTCACGACTTATTAAAGACGAGTGGTGGGGCAACCAGCTCAAGGCTCAGCGGATGCGCTGGCGCGAGGCGCTGCTCATCGCAGCAGGTGAGGTCAACAAAGATCGTTCACCTTACGCAAGCAAAATGGCGATCCGCGATGTTCACGCGCGCCGCCTGGCTAACCTCGAATACCTGAAATCCTGCGAGCTGGAAAACAAAGTCACCGGCGAACGTATCGATCTCATCAGTAAGGTCATGGGCAGCATTTCTAACCCTGAAATACGCCGCATGGAGCTGATGAATACTATCGCCGGGATTGAGCGCTACGCGGCCAGTGTGGGTGACGTGGGGATGTTTATCACGCTGACCACACCCTCGAAGTATCACCCGACCCGTCAGGTTGGCAAAGGCGAAAGCAAAACGGTACAGCTCAATCATGGCTGGAACGACACCGCATTTACCCCCAAAGACGGCCAGCGCTATCTCTGCCGAATCTGGAGCCTGATGCGTACCGCTTTCAAGGATAACGATTTGGAAGTGTACGGGATGCGTGTTGTCGAACCGCACCACGACGGCACGCCACACTGGCACATGATGCTGTTTTGCAAACCCGGTCAGCGTAAAGCCATCAACGAAATCATGTGTCGTTATGCCCTCAAAGAGGACGGACACGAAAAGGGCGCGGAAAAACAGCGCTTTGAGTCCCGTCATCTTAAACAGGGCGGCGCGGCGGGTTATATCGCTAAATACATTGCCAAAAATATCGACGGCTACGCACTTGACGGCCAGCTCGACCACGACACCGGCAAGCCCCTGAAAGATACGGCCGCAGCCGTCACCGCATGGGCGTCTACATGGCGTATCCCGCAGTTTAAACCGATTGGCCTCCCGACGATGGGCGCTTACCGCGAACTGCGCAAGCTGCCGCGCGGGGTGAGTATTGCCAGCGAGTTTGACGACAGGGTTGAAGCCGCAC